GCTGCCCACACCTCCATAGGTTCAGGCCATTCCTCAAATGGGGTATCTGCCACTAAAGCTGTAATCGGCATCCTAGCCCACATCGCGCCACCATGAACATTCGGTTCGTCGGTGTCGTAGGTCTCTGCTCCAGTAAATATCAACTGAAAGCTTAAGCATCTAGTTGGCATTGAAGTCACTGCAATTGCCATCGCATGAATAAATTCACCATGATACTTCTGGTGATTGTGCGTGTATTCTTTTCTAACCCAGCATTTAAAATGCGGAATATTGCTTTGCAGGAAAGCCATTAAATCCCCTATCTTGGCTTAGCAGTTCCATCCATTCTAAGTCTACCACCTTTCTTCATTAGACGTTTACCATCTATTGTTGTTTTAGGAGGTCTTTCTACTTCGGTAAAAGCTGATCTTGTTTTTCCTATTGCAGACATTCTAAGACCACCATGCAGCTTGTCAGTTCCGCTGCCTTCGCTGCCTTTACTTATTTGCTTTTCCCATTCGTGGGGACGGCTTTTTGTGGCGGGGCCAAGATGAGATTTTGGGTCATTATAAAACGGTAACGATCTTACACCAGAAGTAGAAACTATAGGTTTTAAGTCCCTTCTGCTTTGCTTAGTTCTACCAGCAGCCTTCCTTTCCTCTGCCGTCATTGTTTTTGTGCTTAACTTCTTAGAAGAGTCGCCTCTTTCACGATCCAGCTTAACTCCCTTCATTTTTACGGTTGGGGAGTCTTTTTGTTTTTTTGGCTTATCTTTCTTAACCTTGGAAGGCTTATTTTTATTTTTATAAAAATCTTCCATTTCTTTTTTTGCTTGCGCTATTTCTTCTTTGCGCTTTCTTCGTTCCATAGCCTTTATATATGACGGGCCTCCTTTGTAGCTTCCTTTGCCGCCAAACAAAGCATCTGACATTGTTCTCGTGTTAGACATATTAATCAAATACCCCCTGCATCTTGTCTAGCATTTTTTCATAAAAAGATTTTTGTCTCGTATTAGCCGCTTGAATAATTGGCTTCATTCCGTATTTCTTTTGTCTTTCCGGCGTTAGCCACTCAGCAAAAAGCTTTTGAACCCTAGCAGCTTCCTCAACGGCTTTGTCATCAGATTTGGCTAATCGATCAACTTCTTCTTGAGATTCAAATGTAATTGGCATTGCGCCAATATATCTCCTTCTTGCTGGCTTTAACCAATAATGCTCAGGGGTTCTTATAAAATCGTAATCACGTCTTTTTTCTCCAGTACCACCAGCATCAAAAGCTCTTTGTTCAAGATAGCTTATAAAGTCTTTCATAAAAGGCATTCTGTATGCCCTGTGCGTAGGCTCATGAAACAGTTTTGTTTGAGGAATCGATCTTCTTGACTCAGCTTGATGCGCCTCACTACGGAACTGAGTAGGGTTTTCGTAAGTTATTTCGTCCGGCTGAGTCGGCTTCCCCCCGTAATAATCACTAAAAGCCATCATGTCAGAATAAGTTTGATTACCAAACTCAGATTTTATTGTAGGAACAGGCGAATCAGGGAATCTATACGTTCCCGCCATTGTAGTGTAAAACTGGCTTTCTCCCCTTTTTGGCATTCCCACTGCCCTGATTTTTGCCGGCCCCATTTCTCGGTCTCCAGAAAGAGCCGCTTGTGCAAACAAGCCTAACTTACCAGTTGTTCTTAGTTCTGGAGGCAGCCTATTCTGCTCTTCCATTCTGGTTTCTATAGTATAAAACTGCTCAGAGGCAAGCCTTTGGGCTTCTCTTTCCTCTCTAGTTAATGGCAGTTCTTTTCTTATATCAGGCATAATTAGTAATAGTTTGCTTTCTTTCCATAAAAAGGCTCATCCTCTTCATCAGTGTTAAGTCTTAAAAAGCCGCCCTGACGGAACCTAAGCAGTGCTTGTGTTGACGAATCAACCAAGTCATCGTGATCGCCAGAGGGGAAGCTGGCAAACTCCTCGATAACCTCTTCGGCAAATCTGGTTTCAGGAGACCACACAATTCCACTAGCAAAGAGATCCGCCACGGCGTTAACACGAGCTATCTTATCGTTCCCTCGTGAAGGGGTATACTCAGAAACGGGTATGCCCATAGCTCGCAACTCAAATATCAACGGTGTTCCGGCAGCCTTGGCTTCAACAATAAAAGCATCAGGCTCCCAATGTTGATAAAAATCAAAAGCAGCTTTCTTTAATTCTGGAAACTCCAGCCTTTCTTTATAGGCATCCAGAAGAATAATATTGGGCTGTTGGAGTCCCTCATCATCCGCGCTGTAAAATACCCCCCATGTAGTACATGCCGAGTAGTCAGCGCGTTGGGTTTTCAAGAATGCCGTATCCCAAGACTGTATAACGAACTCACAAGGCGGAGGCGCGTCATCCTCCCACCTCTTCCACCATTCTCTTTTAACCAGCGCACCCTCTTCAGAGGTTGGGTTCTGCTGATACTGTGCATTCCACTTGGGTGCTGGCAGTTCATTTCTTAAAGCTTCCAGCTCTTCTTTAGGCCAGAACTGAGGCCATAATGCGTTCCCTGATGGTAAAATTGCAGGAAATTCAATAACTTCCCACTCATCAGTTCCTTTCCTTTGAACCGAGGATTTAATAATCTGACCCGTCAAATCCCTTTTATGCCAGCGAGTCATCACTACAATGATCGCTCCTCCAGGCTGTAATCGTTGCCTTGGGCCTGATGTGTACCAATCATAGACCTTATCAAATACTGATGGGTCGGCACTTTGCCCCTCTTGTTCAGAATGTGGATCATCAATGATGAGGAGATCCGCGCCTTTTCCTGTTACAGCACCACCAACACCAATAGCGAAGTATTCGCCACCTTCGTTGGTACTCCATCTGCCTGCCGCTTTGGAGTCGGCCCTTAAAGCAACTCTAGGGAATAGTTCTTTAAAATCGTCACTATCTACTAGGTTTCTAACTTTTCGCCCGAAACCTACAGATAATTCTGCGGTATGGGCTGTTTGTATAATCTTTTTCTCTGGGAACCTACCTAAGAACCACGCTGGCAAAAGATAGGATGCGAACTCAGACTTAGTGTGTCTGGGCGGCATATTAATTATTAAACGCTTTAACTCACCATTCGCCACGCGCTCAAAGGCTTTAGCCATGATCTTATGGTGAGATCCTTCAATAAATGCAGGCCAAACCCTTTTTATAAAGCTTAGATAACTATCTCTAGCAACCTCTTTGCTCTCAGCGTTCTCAAGCTCTTCCAGCAACGAAAGAATCTCGCGCTGCTTCTCCATTGGAAGATTAGGAATATCCTTGAGTAAGTCAGGATCTATTCTGTCAGTTATCGGCATACATTCCCTAGGAAATTTCTATATAGGAATATACCTGTTTAGGAATATTCCTTTCTATGTAATCTTCTTTAAAACTTAGGAATGAACCAGAAGGAATATTCCATACTAGGAATATCCTATAGTCATGTATAACTTATTATATCAAATCTAACCCCTTGACAAGATTGATGCAAGTTTTAAAAAAATTTTTTTTGGGCATGGGACTCCTAGGCTTTTTCCTAGAAAAAAAGGGGTACGAGATACATGATACAAGTATTTATTTGTCAAAAAATAGTAATTGTTTGAGTGAATTACTATGTACATGGTGATGGTACACGCCCACGCCTAGGGGGGGTTGGGGTAGGCATGGGAAGGCCAGCATGTCTGCGCCTTTTCCCGACTAGTGCAGGGCTGTTTTATCTTGCTCTTGATCTGGCTCACTGTCACTTTCTGGTTCCCGCAATAGTTCGGCCAGCTTGCTCTCTATCTCTGCTGCTATCTCTCCACTCTCGCGGTCTACGTTCTTAGTCTCGACGCGATCAACAAACATCCCGCTAGCCCTTGCTAGGATCTCAACAGCTCGCAGCTTGACCGTATCTGTATTCTCTCCATTCTCGATAAAGTGCTTAAGCTTCTCTATCACAAGATCACGGGAGGACATCTCTTTTATCTGCTTATTGCGCTCATATTCATCCCTGAGCCGCTTCACCATAGTGGTAACATTGTTGTTTGTCATAAGGCGACTGGCTTCCCTTCTGACCGTGGCGGGTAGCATGTTTCCCGTCTGATATGCCTCTCGATATGCGTCACTCATACTCATAGTCCCGGAGGCCATACACCTAGCAAATAATCTCTGCTTATCAGTCATCTTGCTCGCCATGCTCACTCACTTATCTATTGCTTGATCAGTATTCTATTTCTGCTCGTGTCGTGAGTCTGTAGAGCGTATTTATTTGCTATCTAATGTCTGTTGTATGCGTATCTGTGATGTATTACAATCGGGACATACCGACATGGTATTAACATAACTAACAAAGGAGTTAACACAAATGAGAATCTTAGAAAGAACTGAAGTGCTAGAATATTTAGACTTCCTAAATGACCCGCAATGGATAGAGAACGAGGTCTATCATTTGCACGATGGCAATTATGGAGAAGACATTTATCAGCAATGGCAGCGCGTCAAAGCTGGCCGGTTTAATAAGCCAGCATGGTTTGGAGTCACCATCGCCAGACTTGTCTTTAACGTCAGAGAAGACCACGCCAGAAAAGCTTTCCTTTCCCTACCTAAAGAAGACCAAACCAAAATCAACACCTACATAGAATATCTAATCGACTACAAAGAAGCTGAGGCCAAGAAATATTGGATCTCTCAGACTGTCAGCAATCTCGCTGCTGGCTTTGCTACAAAGAACGAATACAGACTTCAGAATCCATGCGGCAGCCGTGTTTTGTTTATCGAAGCCAG